CTTTGGCGATTACATCGCTTCGATACTGCCCTATGTTTTCCAGCTCACACGGGTAGCCAATCGTGAACATCAACCAAAGAAATTGCGAGTCTGGAAGAATCAAGCTAAACCGGATGAAATCCGATACCTATTCGGGCCGCAGTCTCCCGAGCGCGATATGTTGGTTGCGGTTCATGAAGCCGTGCCAAAGGGTGTTAATGCAGCGATCCGTAATGATCTTTGCCAAGACTTGCTTTGTGAAATCATCGCTGGCGACCTGAAGCTAGAAAACGTCAGGGACGCCATAGGGGCTCGCTTGAGAGCTGCAAAGGCTTTCATGCCGCATAGCATGGAGGACTTTGGACGGAAGCCTTGGACCGGCGATAAGGGCGCTGACGAATGGAAGGATTGGTATGTGCCGCCGCCTGTTCCTCTTGCTGAAAAGGTCGAATGGCTGTCGGACCATTGGGGATGCGGGAACTTTGCCGCACCTCCCGCACCGCAAACCATCTTACCGAAACACAAGATGGTGCATCGGACCGAGACGCGTCAGGATTTTGAGATCCGCGTGAAGCGCCGCCGCGCGCGTGAGATGGGGCTAATTCAGCCAGAACCGTTGAATGATCCTAGTGCGGGAGCGAGCACATAACGATGCTTATATTTCCAAGCAAGCCGAAAGAGATCGAACTGGGGAAGGTTTGCGGAGGTGTATGGACATGTGGCTGTGAAGGCCAGGATTGGGTTCTGTACGAAAATGGTGTTTGTCTTTGCCGGGGCTGTAATTGCATCAGCACTGTGCTCAAGGTCGTCCATGATCCTGTGCCAGCGGAAACGGAGAAACGCCGTCTTGCGCGTATCGCAGAGTTAATGGAACGTGACCCCGCGTCAGACACCCTTGATGGGGAGCAATTACAGCAACTCGCCTCGGAGCAAGAGGCATACGAGAAACTGACCTGTCCTGAATTTCAATCTAGCAAGGAGCACTGGCAAAATACCCCGCATTCGTTCTGCACGCGTGATGGGAGACTTTCCGGGGCGTGCTTCCAGTGCGGCCAGCCATTCAAGGCTGAGATACACGCTCCCAATGGAGAAACAGGCAAATGAAGCTCTCAGACGCATTGCGTGATTTTGGCCCCTGTCGAGGTCAAACCAGCGTCATCGCCGCGTTGCTCGGCGGCGGAGATGTCAAGTCGGTTACGGGTGAACCCCGCAAAGGAGAATCACTTAAGGAAGCTAGGGCGCAATTAGCGCGCTACGAGGAAGCTCAGGAAGCCTGTCGGAGCGACGCCGCATGGTGGGGATACATGGGAGACATTTCGTACTGGCGGGCTGTCATCAGCCTGCTAGAAGCCGCTGAGCTTGTCGGCGCGGACAATCTGCCGGATCTGCCGTATACGGTTCAAGGCGGCTTCGTGATGGATATTTGTTCGCGGCAAGAGAGCTGGGGCAAAGAGGTACTTGAGGCCGCTAAGCGACGAGCAAGCGCAACGCCTGTTACCAGCGCAGGAACGGACAAAACATGAGGGAAACGGTGGAATGCTTTTTCTGCGCTCGTTCTCTAGCGGCTCATGCCAACAATCGGCAGCGCCACGTGTGGCGTCTTGGCCCGTGGGTAGAGCGGGACGACTTCGAGCTTAATGATGAAGCGACCAAAGCTATTCATCGGCGGGACCAAGAGAACCAATGGCGTTTGCGTGAGGAACGCTTACGCGCTCATAACTCAGGATGTAAGCCGGATGTGTAAGTGCGTTGAAACTATGGACGGGCATCTCGCCAAGGCGAACACGCGGATCGCGCTGGCGATGATGGTGAACGTCACAGGCAACGATGCCGAGATCAAACTACGCCCCATCGTCAGCACTGTGAAGGTTGACGAGAAAAGACGCGGTAAGCCAAAAACTGCGCTCGCCTCGTTCTGTCCATTTTGCGGGAAGAAGCTGTCATGACAAATGTGACAGCCGGACCTTGGAAACTAGGCGAAGGCGGCTTCATGCACGCTAATCGCGTGTGGACGCAAGACATGCGGCCCGTAGCCAATCTGTGCTCTTTCGGCTCAAGTCCTGCAGACCTTGATCCTGTTGCGCAAGCCAACGGACGGTTGATCGCCGCTGCGCCTTCCCTCTTAGCAGCTTGCAAACGAGCCAAGAAATTGCTTGAGCCAGAAGTCACTAAAGAGCCTGACAGGACGATATTTTGGGAGCTGGTTGCGGCTATCCGTCGCGCGGAAGGCTCACCTCCAGAACCGGAGCACCGATCATGACAAAGGAACGACTCGACTCCGGTTGGGTTGAAAAGTACGTGGTAGCAGCCGGACCTGACGGTTTTGAGGCTGTGCTCTGTGAATCGCTCACTGCTGCGCGTCGGCAGTTTATCGACTGTCATTTAATGGGCACACCGGACGCCGCCGAAGAGAAGCGGCTAGGTGAGCTCTTCGACGACGACGACAACTGGGTATTTTATGACGATACCCGCGTGAGTTTGGATTGCACGTATGAAGCGGATCGCGTGACAGTGACGCGCGTGACCCGAGTACGCGCTCCCGAGACGGGAACGGGCACGTGAGTTGGGAAGATGATCACTTCGGCGCGACCGAGGCGGAAGTTATCGACTCCTTGGAGGACGAGATAGCCTCTCAAGTGGAGCGTGTGAACTTCCTTTTGCGAGCTATGCGCCAGCAGCGAACGTGGATTGTCCTGCACCGAGCCGGCGAACTGTCCGCTGAGGCGACGTTGCGGGAGATCAGCACCGATATTGATCGCTGTATAGGTCCGTTACCCGTTCAGAAATCGTGACTACTTCAGTGGCACTTGTACGGGGTCCACCGTAAAGCCTACAGCCTGTAGCAGCAACAGACATACGTTAGGCGTGATCTGGTGAGCTGGGATTGCCAGGGGAAAGGGAACTAGCTTGATGTGCTGCATGGCATTGATGGCAAGCTCAGAGCAATCATAGGTTCCCATCTTGTGCCGGTCGCGATTAAAGATAAAGGTCTCGATATCCCCCCTGGCGTAAGGATCGGTGATCTTCGCCCTTAAGTTCGCTTCCCAGTCGGCATACTGGGCGTCCGTGACTTCCTTCCAAGCCCTGCGCTTCCTGATCCACTTCTCCGTTGAGGGCAGGCGGATATGCACCCCTGCAGGGACACCTGCCAAAACATCGTTTCTGGCATCAAGATACCGCCCGTCGCTTAAGACACTGGCCGCGTGTGACCAACCGTTAGGCCCCTGACCGTAATAGCTGATGAGCCGCGAGAGCCAGTCTGGCCCCATCAGGAAATCAACGGCTACCTGAGCCATTAAGCGGGAGGAGTCAGCTTAGAGTTTAAGGTGCTGATCCACCCGTCGATCTTGGTATTGGCCTCAGTGATGATGGCTCCACCCTCAGACTGGGCGAGAGAAGGCACTAGAAGCTGTAACGAGCCCACGAGGACCAGGTTCGCCGCAGGGAAATTCAGAGCCCATTTAGCAGGGTCGGTTCCCATATTGGCGTTGAACTGCTGGACCGCTTTTAAGGCGGCAATGGCGGTCGGGATAGCCGCTTGTTCCAAAGCGGAAACGGTAGCGTCAGTCATGGCGAAGGTCCTTTTGTCGGTAATGGGACGGGTGGAATAGCGGGAGTTCCTACTGCGTTAACTACATCGGCCTTAGCCTGAGTGATCGTCACAGTGGGTGTTGGATGTTGGGTTCTGGAATAGGCAGCATACCCTAACGAAGCAGCTCCTATGGCATCCAAGACGTTATCGACGAAGAGCGCGATATCAGCGCTGCTGAAGGTATCTGCAATATGGAAGTGTACGAGTGCGCGGGTTACTGCTGCGACGCAGAGCATCTGCAGGATATGGGAGCGGTACCAAGGAATCGCAGATGGGGAATCATTCATGCAAGTAAGATCCCTTGGTTTACCTGTGCGTCATTGTACGGGTTAGACCCGTTCTCATGAACTATGATTGCTGACACTAGAGGCAGCATCATGGCAGAGAACTGCACCACATCATCAGGTCCAATTGAGCATCGCTGACACACGTCATTCACATAGGCGCTGGTGTCGTTCTCTGTCGAAGGTGCCCAGCGCGCTATCGCGTTCCTGATGGTGTCGATACCCTCACGTTCATAGCTCAGGAGGATCTTGGCAATAGCCCTGATGCCCCATTTCACGTCGGTGAACTGCACGAAGTCAGGATCAGTCTGTGTATCAGACTGGCCTTCCCAGGTCGCTCCCGGTACTTTGCGGATATTACCGGGATTAAAATTAGATTCTCCGCGTGTCAAATGCGCCCCGTGAGTAGCAGAATGATAAGCACCAGAAGCAAGATGCCTCCAATACCAATGGGATACGGCCCGTTGTAGGAATGCAGCCCGCTTAAGCCTCCGAACAGGAATGCGACCAGGAGAACGATAATGATGATGGCGAGGATGCTCACCGTATCGCCGTCCCTAAATGCACGCCACCGAAGATGAGCGATGCGATGAAGAATGCAAACGCTGCCGCGAGAAGGTTAAAGCGTGGGGGTGCTGGCCACGGCCATGCCGCAAGACATGCGAGGACGAATGAGAATATTAAGAGGATCAATCCAAGTTCCATAAAAGCTCCTTACTTTCTGAACGCTACGATGAGTAAGCCTATCATTTGCAGAACAAACATACCGAAGGTCAAGAGCGTGGTGCGTAGAGAACTCTCACCACCCTTCTTCCCCTCAAGATTGGCAACCGCTGTCGTCACAGAGCCTCGCCACGCATTGACTTCACCCACAAAACCGTTGAACTTGTCATCGCTGATATAGGTCGATTGGTCCTTTACCTGTTTCTCGTGAGCATGATTCAGGTCCAGTAACCGTCGCTCGTACTCCTTGGCTTGCAGGATCTTCTCTCGTTCGGCTGCCTGAACCTTTTCCTCCAATACCGCAATGCGTACCGTGAGGTCGTGTTCGCGCGCAGATAAAGTATCCATCAATATTCCACAATGCAGTCCACCGTCCCTGTATAGGTTCCGGCGTTCCCAATCGTAAATCCTCCAGTCCCGGCACTCGTGTAGTAAAAGGCCGCAGGAGGAGGAGTGCCACGAGCGGTCAGGGCGACCTGATAGGTGGTTCCTGCCAAGGTAGCACCATTCGGGAAACCCACTGTGGCGGTTGCCGTGCCTCCAGTAGGAGTCACCGGCTGAAAAGCCCCGGCCATGAGCTGGGCGAACTTCAACTTGGTAAAGAGTTGCACTCCGGTTCCACCTACTGTCAAGCCACCGGCAAATAAAGCCCCACCCGCCCCGCCTTTGTTGAGGAAGAGCTGCCCGTTACCGCTGTAGGAGCCACCGGAGAAGTTACCCCCGCACCACGTACCCGCATTGGCATCGAAGATGTTCTGATTCTGAATGAGGGGCGAGAGCTGCCAGTAAGTTGCATTCGGGGGCATTTGATTGACGTTTGCCAGAATGCAGTAATACTGCAAGCCCTCCTTGACGAGTGCTCCACTGCCATAGGTACTCGCAGAGTTCCACGCGGCTCCCTGAGCGGCATAGGGTTGAAACTGTCCTACCGAGACGATGGGAGCATTGGTTCCGGTGGTCATGATTTCAGGTACCACCGCACCGGCATTAAAACTTACAATGAGATAGTCGATGCGGGTATTGGCGGCGTAGTAAATGGGAACCGCTCCGGATACGGGAGCCTCGATCTCTATGAACCCGACATGCCCCTCACCGATATTCACGCAGACCGTCGCCCCGTTAGCCGCAAAGCCCAGAGGGCCTGTGACCTCCAGTTGGTTGATCGCAATGCCAGAACCTAGAATGGAGACCCCATCGGTATTCAGGTCCTGAATGAACCCCATCTCACCGATGTTGCACGTCATCGTCACCCCTTTGCAGCCGAAGTCCCTGAAGGTGATGTCGTCCATCCACGCTTCTGTCCCGTAGACCGTGGTGTCTCCTGCCAGATACCCGTAGGAATATGCAGTGGGAGTAGAGGCAGAGATGTTCCCATACATGCTCCATCCGGTGAGACGGATCTTCTGGGCGTTGGTCGCGTAAAATGCGATCCCTGTCGCTCCTGGTTTGCAGACAAGATTAGATTCCCACCTCCCCTGTCCGATCAACTGTCCCCCGGCAGGGCAGACGAGTTCCGAGACGAGATAGTTAAAAGGTCCTAAATAAGCAGGCTGTCCTACCAAAGACATCGCAGTATTGATCGGGATCGTCATATCGGTTCCGGTGGAACCGTTGATCGAGGCGTAAATGACACCCGAAGAGATGTAGCGCTCGGGATATCCCGGAGGGAAGGCGGTATTGGTCGGCGTAACGCTGTCGTTCTTTTCGACCTGAGTTTGGGGATAAAGAATAGACCCCAAATACTGTGCGGTGAGAAGCTCGGTGAGGTCTGACGTCGTAATGATGCCCTGAGCGTAGGTTACGGCCGACTGGATACCGTTCACCGTCCTGATGGCACTCGTCGGAGGATTGGTGTCGTTCGGAGGCGAGTAGACGAAAGTGTAGGTGAGTGCGGGGTCGAGCCATACCGTCGCAGACCCGTTGGAATCAAGCACAATGGGATTGGTGTTGAGCGTGTCCTGTGTGCTGTCGGTCCACGTAGATTGGGGAGTGGTGGTTCCCGAGATGAAGGTGAATAGCAGAAACCCCACAGCAGGCTGACCCGTGGCAGGGTTCAGAAACTGCAACTGCATCGTCGGGGAGATCGTCACACTCATGAGTAACTCACGTCTTTCGCGTAGCCGTGCTTCTGCAATTCCGGCAACTCGCTTTCAAGCTTTTCACCAATATCGTCCCGGTACATCATGTTCGGGATGTGGAGTTCCTTAACGGTTGAATAAGCCCTGTCGCAAGCCTGCCTTACGGTCTTGCCCATGCCTGTCACAACAGCAATATAGTCCCCTGTAGTCGTCCACAGATCCCGCTCCACTACCGCATCCCCGTCCATATCAGGCATTTTCTCGATCTTCACCGATTGCGGGGCAAGATACTTTTTGTTGGCTTCAGTCACGCCATAGATCGGAATGTCCGAAACCTCGGCTTTGGTCAGTTTGCTATTGGGATAGTCTGGTTGTGCAATCACTACCCCGCAAGCCACAGCAGGAGAGGTCTGCAAGGTGTCTTCCCCCTCGCAGGCATCAAGCATCCACTGAACGGGATCGCCTTTGTGGGCGGCCTGCATGATATTGAAGGCAGGCCAGCCAAGACGGGTGGTGAACTCAAGCGGCCAAGCCTTGCCTTGCTTGTCCACAATACAGTTCACGTCAATATCCCCAAGGTGCTGCATCTCTACCAGAGCATCCTCCAGAGGATCTAACACTTCCTCGGCAAGCTTGGACTCCTCGGTGTATTTTAGAACCGTACCGGCTTCTCCACAGTTGGGTCCACAGTCTCCAGATAAGAGCTTCTTGAACTCCCAATTAATGTTAGGAGGTCCAATGAACCCATCCGCTCCCATCCATCTGCTGACACCTAACTCTATGCCGTCAATTACCTCTTGGAGCATCACAGGTCCTTTAGAAGCCATGCCTAGTTTCTGCCACCTCTGTAAGCGTGCCACCATGTCGGCAGCGGACTTACTGACGTAAGAGAGTGATTTATCGTCCTCACTGCCGAGGGTCTTAAAGACATAACGGTCGGGCTTTGATCTGACGTGCTCTTCAGCTTCTTTGAGATTGGCGAACTCCTCCCATTCGGGTACGTCGATGCCGTGATCCGTGAAGAATTTCATTCCTACTGCACGCTCAACTTCCAGCTCTGCGGACTTCTTCGAGGGGCCGAATACCTTGACGCCCTGCTTTCTCAAAGCATCTAGCTTCGGCACGAATTGGTGATTGCCAGAAGGCACCACGAGGTCCGCCCACTTGACTGAGGAAAGCCAGTTCTCCACCCGCTCCACACCTTTGAAACCTTTTCCGGTCTCCTTGTGGTTCTCGGGAGCCATCCAGATCCGTACCGTATGACCTGCTTTGACGCAGCGGATTGCGAAGGGGAGCATCTCGCCTACAGAATCCATTGAGAGTAGAAGCACCTTCACTTACCTAGCCGGTCCTGATACATGTCCGATAGCAGCGCTTTACGTACAAGAGGGCGCGCGACCATCCCACCAATCAGAGGTACACCCACGTGTGGGCTGTGCATTGCAGTCGCAACCGCACCGCCGATTCCCATCATCCCCTCAACCGCCCCCGTGGGGGTTTTGTTCTTGACATCATGAGCATCTCGGGTCACTTCCTTAAACTCGGTTGCCACATCGGCAATGAGCTTCTGATTCCCGCTCAAGGGAACCCCGAGGCTCTGAAGTCTAGCGAGCTTCTTAGCGGATACGTCCTCGCCCACCAACACGTCCTCAGTCGTGGCAATCTTAGCTAGGGCCTGCCGGGCAGCACGAAACTTGGGAATAAGATCGGTATAACCCATAACCTGTGCGTGTCGGTCGATCTGTTCCTCTAGTGCTGTAGCAACCTGCAAGCGTGCGGCCGCCATTGCATTGTCCTTGGGAAGATCGGACTTAAACTCTCGGCGCGCATCCGCCCGCAGTTGCCGTATATGCATCACGGCGTCCTTAGAATCGAACTGCTTCTCGCGATAGGCCCGGCGCAGTTTGGCAACATCAGGGGTAAGACGATCAGCTCCCTTAAAGCTCTTACCAGGAGTCCTACCTATCGCATTAATGGCAGATTTATAAGCAGCGTCCGTAGGAACTGAGCCTATACCCTCAACCACCTTGTAAATCTGCTGGTGAGGTTTCTTAGCGGCATCTAAGGTGGATTGCTTCAGCCTCTCTCCGGGCTTAACTCCGATATCCTGAGCATTGAGCTTGTTGGTCGTAACCTGATTCTTAATAGAAGCCTCGCTAGACAGACGAGGTGATCCAGTAACCCCCTCCACGGCAGTTCCTATCTTCCCGCCCGCTTCAGAAGGTTTCAGCACATAGCCCGCCTGTCGCGCCTGTTTCACCATTTCTGCGCTGCGTGTTAGGGGGGAAACTACCGGAGGTTTCCTTGCCTCCAGAGCCTTCTTACCACCGGCTACGTCAATAGCTGCTCTAGCTGTCTGGCCCAAGATCGGATGGCCGCTTTCCTCAAGCTTGTGAGGAACGTAATCTAGGGCCTTGCCGAGAGGCTCAGTGAGCGCCCCGACATAAGCCGAAGCCGCCTTACCCGTTTCAGTCCGAGGCTCGTAGGTCATCGCGCTACGGACCTTTTCGCCCTTCTTCGGGTCTTGGGTCGCAACAGAGGTCGCGGCACCCGCTACATCGCCTACGAGGCTGGAGCCCATCTGGGCCGCCACCTCACCCGCCGCTACGGCAGAGCGCCCCACGCCAGCTATACCCGTGCCTGCGGCCTTGTTAACCGCTTCCCCGAGGCGATGCTCCTTATCAAAATAACCCTCTTCTGCCTGAGGCTGATAGTTCTGCCAGGGACCGCTGTCGGCCTGTGCCTGAGGTTTGTAATTGACCCAAGGTCCGTCAGCCACCGGATTTCTCCCATGATTCCTTCTTGGAGGGGTCGCCCCCCTTATACCGATAACCCTGCTCCACAGCCCCTACGGCTGGCGCACCTGAGGGCTGTGCGGGCGCTGAAGGGGTGGAGGCATCCTTCCCCGTCACCCCAGTAAGGCTCTCCTCCACGCCACCCTTAGAAGCTTCTATGCCCTGTAGGACGGTTTTCTTGATCTGCTGGAACTGATCCTTGGTAATAAGATCCGGGATAACCTGTGCGGACTCATGCCTGGCGGCATCTGTCACCTGTCCGCCCTTGGATAGCACGATGGAGTATTCGGCCCTAAGCTCTGCCACAGCAGCCTTGTAGGCTGATAGCTTGGGGTCCGACTCCTGCTCCTTGCCCCACTTCGAGAACTCACCCGCCGCTTTAAGAGTAGGAAAGTCCACCGCATTGACGGCTTTCTCGGCCTGATCCAGGAATCCACCCGGTTTAGTGATGGACTTCTCGACCGGCAATATCGCAGCTTCCCTGCGGCCTAAGACGCTGGCCTCGGTCTTTTCAGCTCCAAGCGAGAGCTGACCGGACTTCACCATGTCTGCGATCTCATCGGGACTCTTGCCGGGATTACGCGACAGCAAGCCTTGGAATAGCGCCTGTTGCTGAGCCTTGGAACGCATACCTGCAGGAACAGAAACGCCCCTTTCAGCTAAAGCCCCCATGAGGTCTCCGATCTGCCCCCCGAAGGAACCGGCATTCTGCTTCGCGATGTTGATGCGCTCTTGGCCCTGCTGCTCCTCGACTTTACGGTGTTGCTGCTCGCCCCGAAGGTTAGCCGCCTGCAAGGGTTGATTGGCTATCTCACCCTTGGTCCTTAGAGCATCCAGAGCATCTTTAATCTGCTTAGTCCCCTGAGGCATTGATTTCCACACATCGTTCAAACGATCAAACGTGATCGGCATAGGCTGTCCGTTGGGGCCTTTGGCCGAAGTAAACCGCCCGAGAGATTGCAGCAGAATCTCCTTTAGCTTCGGGTCCATGTTCGGGTCGTCCTTGATATCGGCGGTCTCCTTGGCAATTGCTCCAATCGTCATGGCATCGCGTGTTTTGGCGTCATACTTGAGCGCCCCCGTGTCAGTAGTGGCACCGGCAGAGGCCACGATGGCACCGACTTTCTGCGCCTGAAAGTCATGTGCAGCGCTGTAGAGCTCTAATTGGGCCTGCTGTTTTGCAAGCTCTCCTGATGCTGCTTGCTGGGAGAATTTGAGTAACTCCATCCCTTTGTCGGGGGAGACCCTAGCCACCTCCCCTGCAAGCTTGGAGGCTCCCTCGGGGGTGGAAAGATCGGCCCCCTTCTGCTTGAAGATCTTCGAGACTTCCTGCTCTTCGGCTTCCTGCCTCTTAGCTCCCGCAAGCTTCAACTGGTTCAACTGGTTCGTGTCGATCAGGTCCTTTAACTGGAATCCTTTCGACACGGCACCCGTCATATCGGCGTTATCGCCAATAGAGGCTATGGGACTGGGATCGAAGGCCATTACTGCGTCCCTTGCAGGGGATTGTTATAGGTGTATCCGCCCCCTCCGCTGATGGCCGGAACGCCACCAGCAGCGTATGCGCCGGGATCTGAGGGTAAACTAGACCCTGTCAGCCCCGCTAGGGTATTCGCTGTAACCCCAGCACCTATGCCCCCAGTAATGGACTTGTCGATTCCGGCAATGGTGTTGATGTCTATGCCAGCGATGTTGTTACCCTGACTGATGAGGGCATTGCTGATATTAGATGCGCCCTGACCTATGTTAGAGGCGGTGTTGGAGGCTGCGGCCTGACCGAAACCTACCGCCTGTGCGGCGTTTCCTACTGCGTTCTGGTAGGTCGAATCCGCCAATCCTGTGGAAAACTGGTCTAAAGCCTGTAAAGTGTTTCCTGAGAGACCTAAGCCTTGAGCGGTGGCAGCATTCTCGGTCGAGGTGAGGCCTTGAGACTTGGCAAACTGGTAGCCCGGGGTGGCTGCTAGAGTCTTCTGAATACCCGCGCTGCCTCCCTTACCTAAGCCCAGTAGAGCCTCGTACTGGGGGATAGCAGCCTTGCCGAGCGCGGTATAAGGGGCCTCCTGTGCTTCCTGCTGCTGGATCGCCCACTGTTGCTCATTCACCGCAGCGTTGGTGGAGGATTCGGTAGCCTGTGCCGCTTCGTGACCAGCAACCGCAGAACCCACCCCAGAGAGCACCCCTCCGGCTACCGCCGCAACTGCTGTCCATATCCCGCTCATGCGACCTTCCTTAAGAGCCGCTGTGATACCTCCTCACCCAACCGTTCTAGTTCTTCCGTGGAGCCGAAAATATCATCTTCGGTGTACTGCCGGGGATGATACGTCGCCCCCAGAACGTCTGTCACGGCATAGAGGACCATCTGATAGCCGGGAATGGTATGAAGGCTCTGCGGGGCTTTCAGGGTCGTCTGGGAGCCGTCTTCGAAGAGAATCACTTCTCCCTCCAGTAGAGAGCACCTGTGACCGTGCTTATGAGGTCGGCCGATGAATAGCGTATCTTTCGGCAGGCGCATCTTCCTGATGTAGGTGTCCTCGTCCCACGACTCCTCCACCGGACACTGCCTCTGCGGACCTTTCCTGAACTGATACCCGAGATAGGCGAGTTTCTCCTTCCAGGAGAGGTTCGGGATATTCAAATACTCGACCATGCTCGTCATGCCAGTGCTCCTGTGGCCGTAACCCAGTTAGTCCCGTTGTACCAGATCGGATGCCCCAGAGTGCCGTCAAAGAATACTTGCCCGATGTAAAGGTTTTTCGTGGGGCGGTTGGCCGTTAACCCGGTCTGTGCTAGGGGCGCAGTGACCCGATAGACCGATTGGAACCACGCCTGATAGTCGGGGGATAAATGTCCTGGTTTGCCTTTCTGATCGGGATGCAAAATACGAGGACTCTGAGGCACCGGCCCCAAGCCTTGAAGGATAGGATTGATATTGAAGGGCACTAGCCTAACCTCGCGGCGGGTTGTCTCTCGGAGAGCTTTATCGCCCCTTCGGTAATCACAAACTTCACAGGGTCGGTCATTCTGATCCTGAATACATGGTCTCTCGCAGAACCAAAGCGCCGCCAGCTCACCCGGTTCAAATACTGACCCTGTGCTCCCAATGGACACCATCTCTGTCCGCTCCACGTCCTGCCATTATCCCTGCTGTGCTCGCAGGAGACCATTGGATTGATCCCCTGACCCGTCGTAAGTCCTACCCCTGTCTCCATGTCGAGGTACAGAAGGTTGACCCGGATGCGGTTGAAGTTGGAGAGGACATGTCGAGTGACGATCTCCCTCACAATCATCTGGCCGTTATCCGTGTAAAGGCTCGAACTCATCTCATAAATCTGGTTCGTCTGGTAGTCGGATATGAAGTTCTTTCCCGCCGCGTAGGTCGAGAGATTGCCCCAATGGCGGGTAGGGGAAAGAGAGTTGCCGGTCTGCACCTCGCTCAAAATCCCTGTTGAATTATCGTAGATCCACGAACGGTTAGCAGTAGGAAAGGTGATCTGGTACATGATGTGGTGGTCCTGCTGGTAGGTCAGGCACACCGCATCGGAGACCGTTGAGAACCTGTTCCAGATGTACTCCGTATCGGCATCGGATATGACTTGTGGTGAGTAATTCGAGAGCTTGACGAGCTGCACAATCCCCTGCTTCGTAATGCCTAAAAAGATGATCGACTGATCCGCATGAGCACGGGAAAATACTGCCGCCAGTCCCCACTCGTTGTAAGCCGATAGAATGGGCTGAAACGGTTGGGGTGTTGCTCCGACGTTCTGCCAGAATTCCTGATGCTGACCCGCAAAGATGATGAGGATGCCGTTTAGTTCATCTGCCGCAAGGATCGTATCTTCGTTGGACGCCGCATCCGCAAAAGCAAGCGCATTCCACGTCGAGCCGTCAAAGGCATTCGACACCCAGAAGGTCTGCGTTCCGGGTTGTTCAGCGACGAAAAACCCCGAACAGAAAGTGACAGTTCTCGCTCCTTGGGCCTGCCACGGGACAATCGGCTGAAAGGTCTGAGTCTTGATATTGAAGTAATATCCGGTAAGACCATCGACCACCACCACCTGAGTAGGGGAGGTCTGTATCGTCGCAAGCGTTGCGGAGCTATTGACCGGACCACTCGCTAAAGTCGCTCCCGTTACAGGATTGACCTGAAGGAACTGATTATTTGCCACAGCATAGAGATAGTTAGCATCTCCCGATAGAGCGCGAAAGGGAGAGGTGCCTACCGTGAACATGGGGTTTAAACCAGGTGTCCCGTAGATCGCGACCTTGCTCTTATCCCCGTCAGGACGGTTCTCGTAGTAGACATTGAGGCGACGCTGACGGGTCACCACTCGGCTTTTACCCGTGGTGCCAGAGCCAAAGAGCGGAATGGATTTCATGGCTCGTAGGGACTTCCAGAGTCCCTTTGAAAGTAGAACGATGTGACTTCCGCATCCTGCTGCTGGGCGAAGGCCAAGGCTTCTGAGAGGTTCTCCTTCATTTCATCGGTCCACGAGGCATCGAACATTCCGCAGATCTCTCTGGAAAGTCCCCAGCACAAAGGCCGATACCACTGCTGGGGGTAAGCAGGATTATCGACGGGGTTCGTGATATCGGAGATGGGATTCAGGTAGACGATATGTAAGAGCTTCGTGACGTCCTGTGCTCCACCCACATCGATATAAAGCTGACCGTTTGAGGTCGCGGTAGAGGTGCCGATCTGGCTTTCGTAATATATCGCGGTAGGATCGGACTGGAAAGTGTTGCTGGTCTTTGTCGGTAAGAGTTCATAGTCCTCCAGCGTCATTTTGTTCATCGGGGTATCGTTGGCGAAAGTATCCCTCAGAATACAGGTCTCGATCTGCAAGGGTCTTTGCTGTTTCGTCGTGTAGTTAAAGACCTGTGCATTGGCGTTCGCATTACCCGTAAGAGGTGCATTCAAGCCCACTAACCCGTTGCTATAAGAGCTGACAGTCGTCCAGAAGAGATCTGTTCCTATGAGGATGCCGATGTAGTCATTCTGATTCATGACGGTAGGAGTGTTGACCGAGATATTGGTCGCCCCCTGACCGGCATTGGAGGCTAAAGTCGTTGAGTTATAGGTGAGGTTCGGAGGGTTTCCGGTAGTAAAGCCCGCCCAGTTATCTCCTGTGGGTCCCAGTTGATACTGATACTGAGTGAAGCCCAAGAAGAGATCTCCCCGGGCTCGGCTCCACATTTTAAGCCCCGGGGCGAAATCCTGCTTTGCCATCCACGATTTGACGAGGAGATTAAGCTTCCTCAGACAGTCGTTGAATTCCTGTGCCGTGGGAATTTCCGCTTCTCCAATGGCTCCGATATTCAACATGGCTTCATTGATGATATCGGTGGCCGTGACCGTGAAGATATAAGTGCCGGTAATCACGCCCTCAGTTCCTTCTTCGTGGCGTCAGTGATTAAATTCCACACTGGACGGTAGATCTGATCGAAGCTGATGTCCTGCTGGCACTGTGCGGTCGAGGTTTCTGCTTTCTGGCAGTGCGACCAGTTGTAGTGCATTTGATGGCAGGCGGGAGCTTCGTTCCTACCCCTTCCCGGACAGTGAGTGTTCTCGCTCCAGATCGGATATACGTTCGTCCAGTCACGCGTGAGGTTCTCGTGGGTCGAGTGGGAAAGTAATACGACTTTGGGATAATCGAATTGGGATGCGGCATTCATCAAACCCGTTTCGGGTCCTATCGCCATATCAACCGTTGCCATGAAGGCAAGCGACTGTCGGATAGACCACTGACCACAGGTTCGGTGGACACGTTTCTCCTTCTCCCAGCCTTGTTCAAGAATCTTGGCCGCCTCTCCTCCCAGTAACACGACATCGACGTTGGGGAAGTCGAGCATCAGGGATGCGATGACGTTATCCAAACAGGCATGTGTTTTGTGGACCGAGGAACCCGCAAGCGGCCACGCCACCACGTACTCGCCCATCTTCGCCCGTTGTTTCTTCGCCCACGTCCTCTCATCCTCGGTGGGGAAAAAGCGGATCTGAGGCTTATGGGGTACTTCTGCAATGGCATGCTGCAATTCCAGATAGTTCATGTTCATGATCTTGTGGCGGATCGCAGGAGGCCAGTGGTGCTGTGTTCTCCCGGGTATGGCGAGGAGCGACCCCTCCACGCTTTCCGACAGGTTCACCCATTTGTCGTATTTCTTCCGATGATAATCCCAATACTCACCCAGAAGATGATTAGGGACTTGGTCCTTGTCCTGATAGTAAAAAGCGTCGATGTTCGGGTCGTTACGCACGACTTCATCACCCGGAGGAGAGGTGTAAAGCGTGACGTGGTAACCTTGGGCTTTGAGGCCCGCGAACACCGACGAAGCCTGAAGGAGATCCCCGAATGCCCCGTAGCGGACTAACCCACAGGACTTCTTAGGAGGCTCCTTCTTCTTCCAACTCTCCGTCTGTCCGGAGTTCATCTTCCTGAATACGAAGTAGAGAGAGTATTCCCTCTCCTGATTCCGTTTCTGAAAGTCCACAAGATCCCAGCTACCTGCCCCTCTCATGTACTGGATCACCCGTTCATAGTTCACGTTCCACTTGTGATCGGGATTTGCCCCTTCCTCTCCCACCTTCGGGTACTCGTCCTCATCCGGAAGGTAGAGCGTCAAATATCCTTTTGGCTTGATGATCCTCATCCAATCCCTTAAAGCTCCTGTGACTCTTTCGGGTGCAATGTGCTCCAGCAAGTGAGAGGAAAAACAGAAGTCCATCGAATTAGAAGCGAACATCTCCATGCGCTCGGCGCTCGGAACGCAGATATCGGGTTTTATGGGATGACCGAAAAGAGCTTCATCGGCCTTGTTATCGACCCCGATGAAATGGGGATAGAGCTTCTCGATGCCACAGCCGATATCAAGTCCTCTGCCCCTTGTGTATTGCACGATTTCCCACTTCACTTTCGCGGATTCGTTGCACTGGGGGTCGGTTATTTTCCAAGTCATCCGTTCTCCTTACGTGGTCGGCTGCACGATGAACCACGCCACCGTACTGGTGTCGTTGCTTTGGGATGCGAGAATCGTGAACGAGGTTCCGGGAGTTCTCGCGGAGACGCCAAGTGCCGAAGGGCTCGTAACGGTCCCAAGAGATTGCGCGGTCAGTTGAATGCGGGAATTGGCGGCTACTTGAGTATTATTAACCGTTACCGTGCCAGCAACCAATGTTGCAATTCCGGAACTGCAGCCTCCAGTCCCCTCCGCTATATAAAGAGCGCCCCCCGGAGTCGATAGATACCAATTGCCGGTTTGATCTACGCCAACATTTCCATTTTGAGTGATTAAGCTGATTGATCCCGTGCCCAGCGCATTGATAAGGAGCGTGGCATTGGTTGCGGGACTTCCTCCGACACCAATAGCGTTAAGCATTACAGTGGGAGGAGTAGTGGCGGGAGTTGTTGTTATCTGCAAAGAACAATTTGGCGATGTCGGGGTTGCTGAGACCTGGAATTGCGGCGTGATGATCTCATTGACCGAATACGTCCCGCGAAACCGCATGCCATACTGACAGGCGGTATTGAGGCTGGAATTAAGGAGCGAGCCGGTAACGGCTTTAGCACCTGAGGTCGAATTGAAGAAAATGCCATCGCCAAATGCAGCGGTGGGATTTCCCTGAATCTGCAACGCATTGACGGAAGGCTGCGTGCCGATTGCGACACAGACAACTCCATACGAAACACCTCCTGATGCAAGGCACACCGAATCGACTTCGATGGAGATGGAATTAGCCCCAGAAGCAGAAGCCACGCCAGATGAGTTCATGCCCCATGCGTGGGCACCCGAAGCGGCGGCTTCTCCTTGTGCAAAATCAGCTACGGTATTGCCCCCTCCGGTGACCTTGGCGTACTGCGCTCTTAAGAAGACGTTGTGATAGGAGCCGTAATTGCTCCCGTAGTTCATCGACAGGAGGTCGGTTGCGTAAACCGGAGGTACCGCATAAGAGATGAGGTTATCTACGCGATAGAGCCCTCCGGTGAAGGACACCGAGGGATCGACATACGACCAGACATTCCCCGCTGGTAGGAAGTCATCGCCTGCAAGGGTAATGACGGTAGGAGAGTAGGGGGAGAGAGAGACAAGCGACCCCAGAACCCCGCCGAGGGGTGCCCACACCCCCGTCGCGGTGACGACCATGACGCCCTGATCGGAAGTGATGCAGAGCTTGCCCGGAGCGTAGTTGGAGGCGGCGTACGCGCCGACTAGCTGACTGGAGAGGAATACTCCATTGCCTTGGGGGTTTCTGAGCCATGCCTCATCGTAGGCCACATTTAAGCTTCCTTGGCCTTGCGGATGCCTTCCTTGATCGCCTGAGACCTTCGGGCTTTATCAAGAGCTTTCTGCGCGGCGTCCATGCCTTCGGTGACTTCATCGGTGGCTTGGGCCTTCTGGGCCTCAAAATCAATCCACGTCCCATCGGGACGGAACTGCTCTCCGTCCTGCTCCCATCTTGCCTCCGAGACTCCATAAACCGTCCCGTGCGGACGATGCCTGTCGAATTTCTTCATAGATCCTCCTAGAAAGTTGTAATCACCACGCAATACCCTGCGCCTCCATTGCCTCCGTTACCCCCAGCCCCACCCGCGCCTGCTCCTCCGCCACCGCCGCCGGATCCAATCCCTCCATTTCCACCCACGCCCCCGGCTCCTGAAGCGTTAGCTCCACCACCAGAGCCACCGCTGCCTCCGAGATAAGGAGAGGTCTGCGCGCCTGGATTTCCATTGCCACCTCCGGTAGAGCCGCCTGACGGAGATGCGTTCGCGAAGTTGTTGCCGCCTGCACCGCCTATAAAAGCCGTTGTGGCGCTAATGCCCCCTCCGGAACCGCCGCCGCCTGCTGCCAGATAAGCGGGTCCACCTTTTGTTCCGTTCGCTCCCTGTGGCCCGCCCGCACCCGCACCTCCTCCGACTCCGGTTCCAGCTCCCAAAGCTCCCGCGCCACCCGCACTGCCACCCGCACTGCCACCCGTGGCACCCCCGGAGGCACTAGTGGACGAACCACCGGCTGCGATTGCGCTTGCCGCACCGCCGCCACCTGAATTTGTAGCCGCAACTTGCCCGCCCGCACCTCCGCCGCCGCCGAAGGCAGTGAAGTAGGGAGTGGTGCCAAAGCTTGAATTATTCCCAGCACTCGCGTTGCCCCCGGCATTTCCCGCTCCAGAAGTCGCCCCCGAAGCTCCTGAGACCGCCGTAGCTACCGTCACGGTCTCGGTCGAATTGTAAGCCGAGGCAGGAGCCGTGGCGTCTATGAGGAAACCCGCGCCTCCGCCACCGCCGCCCGAGACCGCAACACCGAGTGTTACCGAAGAGCCTCCTCCACCTGCTCCGCCCCCACCTATCAGAATCACCCGGACACTCTGAGGAGTGCCAGAGGGCTTGGTCCAAGTACCGGAAGAGCCGAAGGTTTGTATGTTGATAGGAGCCGCTATTCCCCCAAGAGCAATCACATCTGAGGCCGCTGCCGCTGAAATCGCTGTCCCGTTCCCCTTCAGAACTCCGGTAATAGTGGTGCTCAGCGTAATCGCAGGAGTCGTGGTTGCTGTAGCAACAGTACCCGCAAGCCCGTTGGCACTGACGACAGAGACACTCGTGACCGTCCCTGCTCCGAGCCCGGCAGCGCTGTAGGCAAGCCCCGTGGCAGGATCTATCAGTACAATCGCCTGTGGAGCATTGATATTAGGGATTGGGGGAGCGGCCATCAGATCACGTACCCCACTCCAGTAGTCGGGTCTAGAGGGACCACCGCTATGGGAGCAAAGATATTGGGAATCTGCACCACCGAGGCGATATCTGAATTGCCTAACGCGTAAGGTGTGCCGTTGGCAGGATCAATGAGAATCGCCGCAACCGGAGCAAAGATGTTCGGCACCTGCGGTGCGGCCACGGGCTAACTCCGATCTAAGACGTTGTTCCTTTCCAGGAAGCCCGTAACACCGTCTACGGTGATCTCGTCATAAAATGCGTCTTGATGTTCGCGTGTGTACATGTCTTCAGTCGGAGACATCCTGAGCGGCACAAAGCCTCTGGTGAAATCACCCCCAGCAGGATTATCCGTCACATCGTCCGTCCCTCCAGTCACAGTACGCATGGAGGGAATGTCTTTGACCGCCTGAGACTCGATCACCTCACCCGGGGGGAGATAATTCATCCGGTAGCCATAGGACTGATACTTCCCGGACTCTTCATGCCGTGTCTGCAAGCCTTTGCGGGTACGGGCGGATGCGTCGGAGGCCCAAACATGGCTCTCCGACTGTGCTCGCGGAGCTACGACCTCCATCTTTTCCTGAACGATTCGGCTCACGAGGACGCCCAGCCATCATCGGGATAGGAAATCCCACCCGAATAGTTTTTCATCTTCTGGGAGCGGATATCCGCATTGGCCTGATTCTCGATCACCATGCCCGGGGGCAGGTAATTGAACATGGCCTTGTTCCCTGAAGGAGTGCCTTTCTTGTCCAAATAGCCCGTGTCCTTGATGCCCGCATGATCGAGGGACTTGCCTTCTGAAGTCGGTAACACCTTGGTATCGGGTGCGCCTTCCTGTTCCATAAATTCTCCTAGCTCAATACGGAAGCTAAATGCTGTAGTTCGTAGTCTACACTCACCACGACTTTTGCGGTCGCATCCGTCCCCAACTGCACGTAGAGTTCGGAGTACGCGGGGATCATGGCATTCGACAGGGAGAGCGCATCAGACCCTCCCGCCTGAGAGACAGTTCCCGCACCTCCCACGACATAAGGCCCGAAGGTCGTTGTGGTGAGAGCCACCGTGGTAGTCGTGCTCGTATTGCTTACGGCATAAAGACTCACGGTCTGCGCACTCGTCGTAGCACTGTAGGTCGAGGTGCCGATCGTATCCATGTAGGCGTTCAACGCCTTCAGGATGAAGTTGGCGTAGGTGACGTACTTGGAAACCGCTGCATTCCCGGACAGCATCCCGAAGTTGATCGAGTGCCGGATACGGTAGTTCTGGTCGTCGTACGTCGGGTAGGTTGAGTAAGGCATTTATGCCATTACCACGCCGTTCGGAGCCGCAACAGAATATTCGATCACCGGAACCGTGGTGAAGGTCGCATCCGTCCCGCCGATGAAGGTGATGTAATCGCCGGGATTCATGTAAACCCCGCCCGAAGTCTGGCCGCCACCGGGCATTCCCAAGGAATAGGTGGCCGTCCCCCACGCCTGAGTCGTGTTCGTCCCTCCGAGAGTGTTAAAGCTGTAGCGCCAGTATCCACCTACTCCTCCGACCCCGGGGACGTTGACGTTGGTACCCGCAGCTCCCGTACCGCCGATGTAGAAGGGGCCTGTTGCGGCAGCTCCTAAGGTAGTGGTCGCCAGAGACACTGCCGTGCCAGTGGTATTGGTGTTCGCAACAAAGAGCGCGTAGTACGAACCACAGGAGGTCGTGGCGGTACCGTTCACCGTGTAGGTGGAGGTGCCAATCGCACCGACGTTAAAGGTCACACCACACAAAGTAAGCTGCGTCCACGCAAAGAACTTGCCAGTGGTCTGTGCAGACCCGGCAGAAGTCAAAGCCATTGCATAGGACTGGCGGGTGAGATAGGTCGGATTGTCGTACCCCATCGAACGGGTGACGACGTTGGAATTACCTTGCTGCTGTGTAGCCATGTTACTTTCCTAGGCCCCTAGAACACATGCTCAGCGGGAGGCCCTTTGTGCTGAGCTGGTTTATGCCGCAGAGTCCCATTTGACGATGCGGACGTTTATCGCGAGAGTATGGACGATCCCAAACCCGCCAAGGTAATACCAGGCGATACCTTTCGACCGCCCATAGTCGGTCGGGAGCTTGCCCCGCATTTCCTCAGGGATTGCAATCGCCTCTGCAACGGTGTCGTTGCCGAAGAAGAAAATCCAGTCCGATAGACCGTTCACCCACGGCAGGGTCGTGATGCCGTCGGTTCCCAATCCTTTGGCAATGTTGGTCTGCTCGATGTACCGGGTGTTCTCGTACCGTCCGATCTCACCGTTCATGATGAGATTAAAGCCGGTGTCGGAATACTGGTGGATCGATTCCAGGGCGTTCTTGAAGGTCCGTAGGGTCGTCGGCCACGCAATCGAGTAGTAATCATCCGCGATGTACGCCGGGATGTTGCGCTCCTTCATGCTGTCCACAATCGCCTTGGCGTGGTTGTTGTTGTAGGCGATGGAGTTCGTGCCCGTCACCGTGCCATTGGTGTAGAGCGTCACGGCGGTCGCGGAAGTACCCCCGGTGGGAATGACTCTCAAGAGCGTCTGGTTGAACTGGCCCCATGCAAGACGGTCAACCGACTTCACCGTGTCATTCTTAAGAGCTTTCTTGATGATGTCCTCAACGGGGAACTTCGACAGATTGTCGAGCTTCCCGGAGTACGGTACCGAGTTACCGGCTTCCGTAATCGTCAGGGTGCCCTGAGTGATCGTGAAATTAGTTTCAGGCAGGGTATTGGTTTCAAGTAGGACCCCACCTGCCGTAGCAACGTCTGAGATGACGTCCCACGTGAAGGTATCGCCCTTCTTCTTGCCCTGCTGAGAGATGTCGTGAACGTCAGAGAACTGGCGGAATTTCACCAGCGGCTGAACATTCATGCGTAAGACGTTAGAAAGCTGCCGGGAGTAAAAATATCCTCCAAGCGAGTTTACTGCCCACACCTGACCGGCCATAGTGACTCCGAGGCGGTTCCCGGAGTCACCGACTTGTCATTCGGTCTTTCCGGATACCGGCGTGCTGCTGTTCCCGGGGTGGAAGTGAGACATTGAGCCTCTCGCCTTAGCCATCCGTTCAATGATGACTGAGTGATCTTCTTCCCCGGTCTCGTCAGGGTCCACTTGCTGCCGTGCAGCAGCGCTAGGAACCTGTGCGAGCTTCCGTTTCCGTTCCAGCTTCTCCTGAGTCGTGCCTTTGAGCATACTTCCGAAGTGTTCCCTCAAGTCCTTACCAATCGTCCGGTAAGCGGTCGCAAGGGGCGTGTTCGGATCTTTCTGCTTGAGTTCTTCAAGCTGGGTTCTGAACAGCTTTGCGAGATAAGGGTCTTCGAGTAGCTCTTTCTGCTCCGATTCAAGGGATGCCAGTTCGGTCCTGAAGGACAGCCTCTGATCGACGGCCCGCAACATGTCCGGAGTCACCTCGGATGGTGTTGCTGATAGGACCGATGCCAGTTGCTCGATCGCTTCCTCGTCTCCCAGTGCAGCCGAAGCCAGGAGTTTCTTCAGCCCGTCTTTATCGGGCCTGCCGGGTACGTCTTTCGATAGTGCCAGCCGTGAGGCGTTTCTAACACTTTCGGAAGCTTGGCGCAAGTACTCGTCCGCCGACTCAACTTTCGCCGCATTGGCGCGAATCTCCTTCAACGTCTGCCACTTCTCGGCTCCATTGACGATCTGGCGGTAATAGACTTCACCATTGACGGTTTTGGTGTCTGAGTCCGTATCCGCTTCTACTTTCGTCTCTTCGGTGCCCTCCTCCTGCAGGCGTTTGGCTTCTGCCTGAGAGCGTGCGTCCTCTTCCGCCGCTAACCTTTCAGTGCGCTCGGCCTCATCTTCCTCTTCACGCACTTCCTCTGAGGCATCGGCAATCTCTTCCATGCGCTCAAGGCGGGACTTGTTGAAGTTCTGATTAACCTCACGCGCCTTGGCGCGCTTCTCCTCGTCGGTCAGTTCTTTCTCGTCGCTCATGAAAGCACCGCTGCAATTGAGTTGTTAGCAGGTCCCAAGGAGCCCTTCAATGAATTGTTTCCGCACCATGTCTGCCCGTACCAGTACGGCACAAAGTACTGTTGATAAGGGTATGGATATGCCGGGTACGGCTGAGGTATATAGACCGGAGGATACACATACACTGGTGGCCGTGTGTCCAGTTCCTTCACCTTGCGCTCTAACTCTTCCACTCTGTCTTTAAGTTTCATGCGTCCTCCCGCAATTGTTCGGTTGCCTGCAAGCCCCGGTCTACGACTTCGGCCACCCAGTCGATGAAATTCTCTGCAATCCTGAGCTTCTGGTGAATGGTCGCCACCTTGCGTGAAAGGTCGGGATCAAAAGGATCGAGTTGCTTCAGTTCTCGTATCGCAGCCTCGCTTTGCTGCTGAGCCCTAAGAGCGAGGTATTCCCCGAGATCGCTTTCCAGAAACTGCTGTACCTGACGGCCAAATACCGCAACCCGCACGTTATCGTCACTTGGATTTAGTTGCACTCTTCGCCTTTAACTGTTTGTCGGCCATCTGGGATTCCTGTGCGGCACCGAAGTTTCGATCCTCCACCTCTCCCTCGCGCTCGCCTTCGGCCTTCTCCATGTCCATCAAATGCTGCACGAGCATCTGACGAGCCTCGGAGACGTGCTTCTTGTCCATCTTCGCCAATTCCGTGACGTTTTTCTCTCTCGAAGTCACGAGCTTCACCACGTTCCCTTCATGCGTAGCTTTGGCCTTCTCTCCCGGGCCTTTCTGCAAGGCCATCTGCAAGCCCTGAAGCTGCTTCATGAGGGACGCCACGGTGGGATCGGAACCGTCAACGATAAAACGCGCACCGTCCTGATAGCCTGACAGTGCACAGCCTTCCTTCCACAGTTCCTTCAAGTCTATGCCCGGAGGGGGCCTGACGCATATCTTGGTGAAACTGTCTACCCAGTAGATGAAGCGCTGCAATTTAGCAGTAGGATCGGTCGCCCCCATGCCGACGTTCACCGTCAGGGTCAATTCCTTGTCGAGCACCGCATCTGTAACTTGGGAGACCCCATACTTCTTGAAAGTCTCGGCCTTCTGGCCTGCGAGAGTCAAAATGGTGAGGTCCGTCTCGTAGTGCTGCTCCAGCATCACGAGTTGCCTTAAGACAGGTTCGACGAACGTCTCCGTATAAGTCTTGAGCATGTACTCGGTCAAGAGATTGGTCGGACCCTGAAGCATCCGCATGGTGTTGGTACTTTCCCTTCCGGTCCTTTGCGCCTGTACCTGCATGGGATTGAAGTTACCTACAAGGTCGGAAAAATCCCCGTCAATGCGATCCTGTTCTAGATAGGAGGATTGGGTGACGTCCTGCCACTCCTGCTCCTTGATGTCGAGTTCAGGATCATCCGCGAGAATGATCCGGCCCGGGACGTTACGCACCAAAGTGGCTAGATCAACATTCTTGCCCCGTTTGACGATCCAGCCCTTGTTCAAGACGAACGAGACGTTATCAAGGCGCTGATTCCCCAAAGTGTTGGCTTCATCCTGTAACGGTTTAACCAGAGTCGGCACGGAGTTGGGCATGGGCTTATGCGTCTCGATCATGACGTTGCCCATGACATACGGCCTCTTGCCGTGCCATACCGTGTTCTTTAAAGGTTCGGGGTCGGTCAGCATCCGCTCGGAGGCAATCGTGTAAAACTCCCAATCCTGCGCATCCCATCTGTGGATATGCCGGTGTATCCACACGATGTCGTAATCACTGATATCCCGCTTCTGCTGCGTCGGATCTTCCGAGAGCTGGTTTCGAGCCTGACGGGTCGTATCATCGGCATTATCTGACTTCGCGAAGACGATGGAGGGTCCATATTTCTTCCACCTCTGCCCCTTGGGATTGGGGTAATTCATTCTCTCCTTGACCTCTCCCCAGTACATCGGAATGAGGTGTATGAAATAGGGCGAGGTATTGACGGGATCGACCCACGATGCCGAAGGATCAAAGCGCACGGTCTCAATCGGCAGCAAATCAACGACCGGCTTATCTTCAACCGACTCACTCATTCCCTCATCATCGTGCCTCTCAAGGAACTTCCAGTAGACATGAGCGACCGCACACGCCTGTACCTGCGCATCCTGTATGCCTCCGATACAGGTCTGAAACCACGGAATCGTTTTCTTCAGGCGATACTGAAGAAGTTGCTTCGTCACATCGGCAGAGAGTAGCTCGGCTTTCTCCTGCTGGTTACTCGCGGCGACGTCAATCAAGTCCATGTTGGAGAAATAAGCAGCAGCAGCAGCGGCTTCATTCTTGCGGATGATCGCCCGGGTTTTAGGCCGGAAGAGACACGAGCGCTTCTTGAAGAGATCTGAATTGTATTTGGAATCTCCGGGGTGCTCGTTGTTGAACGCCTTGATGGAGTTGTCCCACTTTTGGCGATAGTTGGAATCCACATAGGAGGTGGAGAAGCGATAACTGTCCTTGGCGCGTTTAAGCCAGTTGGGAGGAGTTTTCTTCGGCTCATCCGGTGGCGTATCTCCTACTTCAGGAGACCCGTCGTCCACCTCCACCCCCATCTCCTCAAGATCAACGTCTCCTGCCTCGGGATCGGTAATGGAGGGAGGTTGCGGACGCCACTGAGTCGATTGGGCCATTAGTGAAACGACCCCTCTTTGCGCCTCACCCACGAACGGGGGACGACAGGTAAAGAGCCATCCCACGGACCCCTCTTTAAGCCAAAGCACTCAAGGAGCTGTCCTCCAAATTCGATTGCAGTATGCCGCACTGCATGGGGGGTACCGAGCTTCTCACGGGGAAGTAGAGAGCTAAAGCCTTCACGTCCGATCACGCGGGCTACTTCGCTGGCAATGGCAAGATGCCTTACCACCAAACCTCTTCCTTGAAATCCAACGATCCAGGGATGGTTTGCGTACGCATCGTTGAGAGCCTTACCAATGTCCATTGCCAACTGAGCATCGGAAGCTTCATCCGCATCACCGATTTCAATGATGTTCACGCGCCACCCGCATTAGAACCTGGCTTCTGATAGATACCAGTATTGCCTTGATCCGTGCTGTCGAAGTAGCGCTTGCCCCCGCCAAAAGCATACACGCGATGATCGGGAGCTGAGTATTCTGAGCCCCACGCCCTCTCCACCATCTCCTGCAAGCTAAAATCCCGCATGGTGACTTTGAGGATAGGTTGTACGGGAGGGGCGACTGATGCCTGATAGGCACCCTGAGAGACTCCTAGTGTAACGACAGAATTGAAAGCAACTGAAGTCCCGGCAGAAGGGCTCTGGTTCGCGACATACCCTGCGGCGTAGGTACTGCTGTAGACCGGAACGTCAAGGTACGAAAGCCCCGCCATGCTGATGAGGGTATTGGCGACAGCGGCATTGTCTCCCGTCACGGAAGGGACCAGCACTCCGCTAACGATCATCTCCGCTTGTGTGGTGGTTCCCGTTCCTGTGGAGTCGTAAGCCGTGATCTGGAAGATGAAATTGCCGAATGCCGTATAGGTCCCGGTGAACCAGTTGGTCGCGGACGAGAACTGAATCCCCGGAGGCAGATTTCCCCCGGTGATTGCAAAGGTCAGTGTGTCACCGGATGGGCTTGAGGCGTAGTTCGCAAGGTTCCCGGAAGGCACGGCAGAGCCGATGGTCTGGTTATTGAGAAAGAGGCTCGTCCCCCACACGGGACCTGCTTCATTGATGTAGACGACTCCCGGCCCATCGATGGTGTTCGAAAGATGCCGGAAGACGTAGTAGGAGAAACTCTGCCTTGAAGTATCCCCCCCAAAGAGAATCTCTCCCGTCCCGTCCCCGTTGACTTGCAGGGCATAGCCTCCAGGAAAGGACACGAGGGGCACGATGAATACATCGCCCACCAAAACGGCGGGGTTGGAGCCGGTCTCAAGAGAAAACCCCGAAGCAGGCGGAACGGTACTGGTGCAGTCCTGGTCCTGAAAACCGGCGGTCGCAGGAGAGGGCAGCGCCGTATAGGCTGCGAGCCCACCGCGCAGGCGATTGGCGGTGTCGCCTACTCTCAGGCCACGGTATACGAGGGTCGCGGCGCTCACGTCGTCTGCGTCACCTTGCTGGCATTGGTGATGGCATTGGAAGTCAAACCAATCGCCGTAGAGGTGTTGTTGCGCTTGTAAACCGTCCCGGCAGTACCGGACCAGCTAATCCCTACCAGAGTCTGCAGAGCCATCTGCATCGCCTGCGCCGGTGTGGGGACCACTGTGGCAGCCGCGTAAGACTCTGCCATCTGTCCCAGAAATAGCTGCTGGGTCGGGATGATCTTGACCGTATGCGTGGCAAGATTGGCCGCTCCGTTAAAGACGACGTTCATCTCCCCGCTTGCAGGTACGAGACCGTTCGGCAGATCAAACCTGTAGGAGCCCGGCATATTCGTGCCGTCTACAGCTACAAAACCTCCTGAAGAGTAAGCACCGCCTACCGTCTGGGTAGCTAAGGTAATGGCGGTCGAGGTTCCTGTAGGGCTATTTCTGTAGTAACACGTGAGACTCGAGGTGTTGTAAGCAAGTCCCGTAATGGGATTTCCGGGAGAGGTGGCCCCTGCATTTTGCACCAGAGCGACGTCTATCGTGACGGAAATGGCACCCGAGGGGACAAAGACGGTTTGAGTAGTCATTTAGAAGCCCTGATTTTCAAAGAGTAGAAGCCCACTCGAAGCGGCTGATGCTGGGAGATAGGTAGATACATTAGCCACCCACTCCCCTGCCGTGGCCAGAGTGCCGAAGTTAGCCGTTACTGCCGCATTCGATGCCAACTGCTTATACGCCACTGAGGTCGGAAAGTGATTATTGGTCGTGTCCTGATAGATATTCGTCCACCCCGAAGGGGTACCCCATCCACCGACAGGATAGGTACCACTCTGATCTCCCAAGCACGATACGGCAATGGCTAGGTCGGTGGAGCTTCCTAAAGTACCTGTAGCTCCGCTAGAAACAGGACCTGTGTTCTGAGTGGATTCCTGATCCACTCCCGTTCCGGTATCAAAGGTATTCAAACCGGACCATTCGGTGAGGATCGCCTGCCCGTAGGAGTTAGCCGAAGTGCCGTACTGTGCGGTTGCGGTAACGGTATGTGTTCCGGCATTCGCGGTGGAGAGTCTCATAATGTCGCAGGAGAACCGTGAACCGCCATTCTCCTGATCGATGCCGTAAGTACCCTGAGAGTCAGAGGCCACGATGATGGTACTGCCGTTCGTGGCGTCGAAATTTGCATGCGTGACGAGAAGGATCAACGTGTTTCCTGATGCCACTCCCGATAGCGTCACGGTCGTTGCGAGAGTGGCGGCAAAATACCCGACGGCAGAGGTTTGAATCAGGCTCACGGGCTGTAGCCGATTTGCGTCACGGTCCCGTCCCACGCACCCATGTTGCAGACGGTTCCTGTGGAAACTCCTCCCACCCGGCCCTTGCCTAAGAGCGGGGAGTTACTCGCCGGGACGAAGTTTGCAGGATTATTCCCCGCTCCTCCTACGAAGGAAGGCGGCCCGACAATCGAATGCGCATCCTTACCAGAAACCCCCTGCCAGGTTGCTAGAGTCGTGTATTGAGAGCCTACAGGATTGTTGTTCCAGGTGGAGTTAGCCGCCCAGCAGTTGTAATCCATTGTGCCGATGTTGGCGATTGCACAGGTAGAAGCTCCCAGTCCTCCCACAGATGCCGTGCTGATAAAGACGTTGTTCCAGAAACCTAAGGGAGCAGAAGACTGGTATTCGTTGATGACCCATCCCCCATTGATCGCTCCTGCCATGCTCACGGTGTTGTTGAAGCAGTTTACCGTAGAAGGTACGGCTTGATACGTCGTATTGGTCGGGTAGTACAGCGTCCCTAAATCCGCCTGCAACAAAGCCTTTACCTGACTTCCAAGATCGATGATGTTGTGATGGATCTGATACGGTGTAAGAGCGGTGGAGGATGAGGGATGAGTCGCCTGTGCGTTCTCCCAACCCGTGAAAGGACCTCCGTCAGAGCCGTTCATCTGGTAGATGTAGTTATAACGAGCAATCGTGCCTTGGTTAGGTCCGTGGCCGTTCAGCTCGTACTTGTCGTAAATCGCCGTATTGGCGTTGTAGAGCGTGCAGTATTCGATGACAGTGTTGATGTTCGAGTAGAGCTGAATGCAGGCGGCATTATGGGTGGCTTGAGCGTTCTGCATGCCGTGAATCAGGCAGTTGTGTACCAAAGCCCCATTGACGCATTCGAGCGAGATGCCGAGCACGTTGTCGCCCTCGGCCGCCGCCGTCCCGGTGATATTGGAGATCTGGCAGTTCAGGATCTGCGGACCCGATCCCGCAACCGTATTGCCCGACATGTAGAAACTAATGGCCCCATACACCTGTCCTGTGGAGGAGGGATTGGAGATGTTCTGCACTACAATTCCATCGAGCGTGCAGTAGCACACGTTCCCCGCCCCGTACTGGGTGTTCATGCCGATGATGGGATAGGGGGTGAGAGTTCCTCCTCCTGTGGGAGCACCATTTAAGACCGCTAGGCCGGGTGAATAGACCCCAGCAGAGTTACAGGATGCGATGTAGGTCGGATTACCCGCAGTGCCGGGAGGGATCTTGAGGAGCAATGCGGCAGTTCCGACCTGTCCACCGGATGAGAAGCCCGAAACGTCGTAATTGCCTCCTATGAGGCCCACACTCGCCCCTGCCATCAGGGCGAAGTTGGTCGCATTGCCTCCTGTTGTGGCAAGACTTGTGATTGCCCACGCCTGAGAGGGTGAGGTGCCGGAATTTGAATCATTCCCTGTCGATGAGATGAAATACTGAAACTCCACCTGACCGTAGACACTCGGCAATTGGGTGTTGAGCGGCATCGAGGGGATTGCGGCTGAGACCTGAGCGATACTGACACCTGATCCCGTGGTGTTGTCGAACCAGAACATCTTGTTGGGCTTGGTAGAACCGCCATTTGCAAGAGCGCCGTTAAAGGCGAAGTTGTAGTACTGCTGAGGGGTGTAGTTACCCCACTGTCCTGTCGCATCCGGATACTGCATTTCGTTAATGCAGGGGAGGACGTTCACATAGCTCGTGCCTCCGATGTTACCGTTATGCACCATGTTGGACGTGAGCTGGGTCAAACCGGGAGAGTCATCCGGTCCTAACCCGCAACACGCATTCGCCTTCATTGCGGCGAATATGGCTTGCATCTGTGCATTCGAGCCGAAGTAGTTCGGGGATATCCCTACCTCCGAGGCTTTGAACCCTCCCGTTCCCCTCACCTGGTTGAAGAAACTTACGATCTGATTGGCGTAGTTCTGATCGTTGATCCCTGAAGAGCCTGCTACGGCGGTTTCAGGACCTCTAATTCCCTCGAAGGTGAGATTGGCGTCGTACTGCGCGGCATAGGCATTGTGCATCGCAAGGATAATGGTGGTGTTGAAGCTCTGATCCACCTGCGCAATCATCGCGAGTTCCCCATCCCACTGTGTTCCGGAAGGTGCGTAGTTGAATCCCAGTCCTCCTCCATTGGCGGTGTTGTAGAGATCGGGAAGTACTCCGAAAGTCGCAGCCGTGGGAGTGCCGGAGAAGGTCTGTGCAACGAACTGCCGGTCCTCCCACCCCAACTCGAACTGTATCCCGGCGTTCTTACATGCAGTTAAGAACCAGTCCACGAGGTTAAAGCCACCCCCATTCGGACCTAATGTTCCGAATCGATACACGACATTGTTAAGGCTCGTGCCCTGCATCAACTGGCGAAGATTCACAATGATGAATACGCCAACGAACCCCATTGCTTTGGCGTTATTGATTCGGGAGAGCCAGTTCGCACCATTCGTACCGGAGTTGTTCTGATCCAGCTCGATCCAGTGGCCGGGAGTGAATTTATAAGCTCCTGTCGCCTGCTGGGCGGTGGTGAAGCTATAGGTGGTAGAGGCCGCAGAGATATTGAGGTCGGTGTCCTGAGCCGTTGCGGTGACGTTGTAATGAGTATTGGGAATGAGGTTGGAGAGCGTCAGAGTCCAGTTAGCCAGAGTCTGAATGTTCGTCTGGGTCAGCGTGGCGGTGATCGATACCCCGGCATTGGTGTTCCCTGTAAATCCTACATACAGGGCGTTGCCCATGTTCTGCGTCAGCGTGCCGACTGGTGTTGAGCCATTGAAGAATGTATAGCTGCTGCCGTTCTTGATGAGAATCAGCGTCGTGGGTCCGCTGTTCGCTACGGTTTGCAGAACCGTGGAGTTCCCCCCTGTACTGGGACGGTAGTAGCTCGAAACCCCTTTGCCACCTGAGAACGACGTGCACTGCATCCCGACAAAAGCACTGTTGTTCGCCAAGGAGACACGTGCCTGGATACCTACATTTGAGTATGGATTGGCCGGATTGAAGCCCGATATCTGAAAAGTCAAGACACAATAGGCGCTGTTGATCTGCTGGTAAGCAAAAGCGAGTGCATCGGTCAGCGGGTAACTGGGGTCTAAAGCGGTAGTCGTGATCGTGACAGAGGAGCCAGTCTGGGTGAAGACCGAGGTCTGAGTTCCTATATCTGCAAAGGTGAGCGTGGGCTTGTTACCAGCTGCGCTTGAGACGACCTGTGTACCTATCCCCGAGACCGTCACGTTGTACTGCTGCATCCCGCCCCAGAGGTATCCGGCAGGATTGGGGTCGGATGAAGGTAATCCTTGAACTAGTGCAGAAGTGGTGAGGATATTGGTTGCCGAGATGCCTACCGGGATCGTAGGAGGATAGGGGTCGGTAACTCCCGAGCCATTGCCGCGCACGCTGAACGTGTTGGAATTCGCCGAGAGACCGGAGGAGGTTAAGGTCGCGGTGAAGTAAAGCCCAGAAACCTCAGGAGCTACAGTGACCCCGTCATAAGTTAAGTACGTCCCATCGAATGCAAAACCAGTCGTTCCCGTCCACACACGCCACTGCTGCATCGACCAGCCGAGCGTTGCAATACCACCCGAGTCATTCCCATTGCCCGTGTAGGCGAGTTCCGCGTTGCCGTGTACCGTCTGTAGCGTGTACTGCGTAGGGTCGGTCGAGATCGCAGGACCCACGGAGGCTGCGTTAATCGCTATTAGAGCGGCCTGGAACTGCGCCTGAGTCGTAACCCACGAGAATGGCAGAAAGCCGCTCCACGGCGTTCCTGTCGAGAGGGTGCTGTGAGGCAGGGGTGTGACATAAAGCCCTGCACCCGTTCCCGATCCTCCTAGAGGGCAGTTGATCTGATAGGTTCCGCTCGGACTGTCGTAGCTGATTCCTACAGGCTGATTGGTCTCTCCCACCCCGGGGAAGATCTTGACCCCAAGGCTTACGAAAATCCCTCCGGGGCCTGCAAAGCGCGCATCCGCCAGCCAATATGCCAAACCGCCCATAGAGGCCGTTGCTACGGGAATCTGCAAGAGCATTGACTGGTAGAACGAGGAACCAGAAAAAACTGAAGGTAAAACTCCTCCCAAGCTGTAGTTAGGAAAGCCGCTGTACTTGCCATCGGGAGAGGTGCCAAGTTCCGCCGAACTCATGTAACCGCCCACAACCGGGCCTTCCATCTGAAAGCCGCTAGAGTTTGCGGTAGATTGTAGGCAAAGCTGCGCGGTAGCCGGATTGATTGCGGTGTATCCGGTCAGTGCCCCCATGCTGTTCAAGTTAGAAACCAGGGTGCCGCTCGGACTGTTGTACGGGTTGGGCTCCCACTGCAGCAGCACTAACTTACCCGTCGGGATGCTCTGCGAAGGGGTAGCCAGGGGCACGATCATGTTTCCCGCTATTCCGGTCTCTACCGGCTGCGAGAAGATGCTGGATTGGACTTTCCCCGTGGGGTCGTTAAGAACGCACGTACAACCCGTTGTGGGGGTGATATAGGTCGTGAGAATGTCAACCGACAGGGAACCTGTCTGATTGATGAAATTCGGTACGCTCGTCCACTGCGGCTGTGGGGGAGTACCACCAGGATAGCCCCAGTATCCAATGCCGTTACCAGCAGGCGTGACAGGCCAGAAATCAGTAGCGAGTGTCAACTCGCGTACTCAGGCTCTAGAGCCGTGTAGTCCACTACCTCGGGCGTAACCGGTTCTAAGTCGTAAATGCGGCTTAAAGCGTCTGGGAGGTCTTTCAACCCCCCAAACGGGAAAAAGCTCAATTCAAGCTTGAGCCTGTCAGCTAAATCGTACTTCTGGTCGTTCTCGTCCTTTCTCGTGATGGGACGCGAGAGACGGTATTCATATCCCGAAGCAATCATGTTTCTCTGGGTTCTCGTAAGGGCTTTGTCGTCAGTTGGATATGGCAGGTAGAGTCGGTGACCTCGCACGTCAGGGACCAGTCTCTGTACTCGATCCACTTTGCTTCTCTCTCCATCTCGCGACCATTCAAGCTCAGCAATTTCAAAACTGCGTCGCTCGATGCGCTGCCTTTCATGAAAGTAGTCGATATCCGCTTGGGCACCATATTTCTCATACCCCACGTGTAAACCTACCACTCCGGGTGCTGATCTCCACTTGGCCCACAAGTCCCGCATCCACTTCCAGCGGTCCATGAGATCCATCTTGTGATCTACACCGTCGAGGAGATACTTGTTCCCTGCTGAGTCTACGCCCACCACCACCATAGCGGTATTCGCAGAGTCTTTCTTCATCGATCTGGCAGGATCGACCATCAGGTAGGCCATCAGGGTTAAAGGGCGGACCTCGTAGACTTGGAGGTCTTCGACGTGGAACATGCGCTGATGTCCGGCAAGAGGGTTTGCAAGTAATTGGCAAGCAACTGTTGCTTCACCCTGATCCCGGATTCGACGAGCCCACTCAGTTGCACTAAAGAGAACAGGTACACCGTCAAGCGTTCCGTCATCGGTGGCAGGATAGATTCGTGCCTTCGCAGCTCCGCGCTTAATGATCTCGGCGTAAGTGTCTGCATAGTGATACCTCGTGCCTATGATCCATTTGCGGCCATTCATCGTGCCCAAATTGTCTGAGAGTTCCCACGCTTCTGTAGTCTTAGTGATCTGCTCAGGAGTATTCACACTCTCCCGTGTCACGACGTCGTCATAGATCATCAGGGCAAAGTGTTTGGAGGTAGGCTGTCCGTCTACCAATCCGTGTGCTTCTATAGTCGCTTCCTTGGGATTCCCCTCACGCTTGCAGATGAGGCCAGCATCCAGTGACCAGCTAGGGGATTCAAACTCAGGATTGGCGTACAGCACGTCAGGGAAGGCAGCCTTCAGGTTCTCATTGGCCTCCAGCTCCCGCTTGATCTGCGCCAAAAACCCTTTGGCAATCGGCTTCGTATGGCTGAAGATTGCCTTGGGGCTCTCTTGGTCTTTCAGGATCTCCTGCGTCCCACCGGCAAACGTAATAATGGTCGATTTGTAATGCTCGCGTGCCCAGATGTCGCAGTACCCGTCAGGATTGGCTTCGACTTCTCTGCAGCGCTCGTAGACCCAAGTGTTCCACGCGTCATAACGCCTAAGCATTTTGATGAGTAGGTAGTATCGGTCGTTAAGACAAAGCCACCGTACCCCTTCGTGGTCTCTGCCACGATTGTCAATCTCGTCCCATACGGTCAATACTTCATTGAACGGTAGGGCGTGTACGCGCATCGAGAGCGCTTTGAATCTTTGCTGCAAGAGACTCGGAGCCGCCAACATCTAATCGGTGCTCCACGGTTGCATTAAGCGTCTGTGTTGCCTTGCCATCAAGCCGGTCAGCCACCTCACGAATGGCGAACATATCCCCTTGCTCAGCCCTGTCCAGAAGCTTCTCAGCGATCTTCCTAAGCCTGTCAGGCCCCTGTGCAACGGCTTTCTCTAGCTCGTGCAGGAAAAGCTTTGATTTAGCCCCGAGCGTGTTGCCTTTCTCAAAGGGCATGAGTCCATCCGTTAATCTTCTGATTCTACGATTGTTTCATCTGTGAAACAGGGCCTTGAGTCCTCATCGTCATCGGGCTCAGTTATCTCCGTGATAACCCGAATAGGCGTCATAACCTGTAAGAGGTCCGTAGGCGTCTCTACTGGTGTATAGCTCAAGCCTTGCCGGGAGATTGGCATTGGAGCGATGAGCGATAGTAGCGTCTGTATCGTAGTCGCCTGAAACGATAGGTACATCACGCCATGCCTTTGGAGCGCATACATGATTCCCGCTATGGGCTAACGCCCTCATGGCTTTGGGTTTCATTCGCCTTGAGTGTAGCCGTGGTGCTAAAGCCAGGCAAGCGCCCGATGATCTCCAATCCTCCTGCCCACTTGTAGCCGTTGAACTCCTGATCCTGTCCCCTGAAGAGGACGTCAGGCTTTATCGAGCGGATGAGATCTGCTACCCGGCCATCAAAAGGGATGCACGAGTCTGCAAACGTGTTCACCCTCATCATTCGATCAGAGAGCCCTTCAGAGGGTCTACCCACCCCTTTGAGGCGAAGCACTGACGCATCTGTGTTAACCGCGACGATGAGCCAGTCACACCTCTTCCTTGCTTCTCTGAGGAAGTATCGGTGGCCGTCGTGGAATGCGTCGAAGCATCCGTTTGCAAAGCCAATGCGCATAACCATAACAATTCCTCTTTCGAAATTCTCATCAGTACGGTTCTCCCCAATACGGACGGTTCACCGCCATCCATACTATGCCGCCCACCACCAAAGCCACAACACCAGCAACAACCAACACGACCTTGGGCAAAGATGAAATCGCCAAAGCCGCCATAACCCAAACAGCAATTAGAATCATAATGCCTCCAGAAGCTCATTCTTTGAACATGTAGCTGTTCCTGTCTTTCGGACCACAACACCAGCAGCATGGTTCGCAAGACGCGCGGCCTCTTCAATCCTCATGCCGCCGCATCCCAATACCGCCGCAACCACGGCAACCACCGTATCTCCCGCTCCGGTCACATCGAATACCTCTCGTGCAACAGCGGGGTAATTAACCTTGGCATTCTCCTTCCAGAGAGTGATCCCCTCAGGTCCCCTCTTTTCCATGATTACCGGAAACTCCTTCCGTGCGGAGACTACCCCGGACAATTCCTTTGCGTTTGGGCAAATAACCATTGCCCCTCGATACTTATCCCAATGAGTTCCCTTGGGATCGACAACTACCAAGCGCCGGTATTTCCTCGCTGCAGAACACATCTCCGGCGTCAGCATCCCCTTGGCGTAGTCCGAAAAAACAATCACATCGCTTTGCGATTCACGCGCTGCTTGCAGCTGTTCTTCCGTAGGACTCGCAAGGATATCTTTATCTACCCTGAATAACTGCTGATGCCCCACCATGTAGCGATGCTTGGTGGATATCTCCTTGGCGAAGATCGTGTCTACCTGACAGCCTAATGCCTCTAAATTAGCCGCGACATTCGCAGCACCACCCGGACGGGCTTTCTGTGAATCCTCTATGAATATCGGCACCGGAGCTTCAGGACTCAATCGGTCCACATGGCCGAAATGGTACAGATCCCTTAATGCGTCACCAATGACGAGTACCCGCACGTTTTTGAACTTTTCGATTAGGTCTCGCATCGATTAGGTCTCGCATTTACGATAGTAAGTATCTTCTCTATGCCCGTAGAAGTCTCTGGAACCAAACCTAGCTCTCTCAACACGGCTAAGCCAAACCCATTCGTTGTTAATCGTCTTAACCGGGAACCACGCAAACCAAACCCACCATGTCCTCCCGCCTCTTGCCATGTCAAGCCTCTGATGGGATCAGCCTCACACAATCTTCAGGATCATCGTGGCTTGACGCTTCAACCACTGTACCGGGCACCAAACATCTCAATCTGTGGCATCGGCCAGAAGGAATAATAGCATGTGAACCGGCTTTCAGCTCCAGTGTTTTACCCTGCATTTCAAGCATAAAGTGACCGCTTGAGACGTAGAAGCACTCGTGTTTGAGTTCGTGGAAATGCAGGCTTGAGGCGATAGGTTTCTCGTAGACCAGAAGCTTCATGCAGTAACTTTTGTTGTGGATCAAGAGCTCGTGCCCCCAAGATTTGTCTACTCGCTCAACCACGCCTTAAGTTCCTTGACGTGCTTTGACCATGTGCGCTCTCTTCTCAAGAATTGCGTATCAGAGTTTTCAAAGTTGCCGTATGGGTCGGCGTACCTTAAAGCTCGCACGTAGCGATGCACATGCTCCAGAATTTCATCAATTTCATCCGGATCGGACTCATACCATTCCAAGCTCGTATCTGGGAAAAAGTACTCGCTCGATGCTGGGATAGGGGTCTGTCTGGTCAAACAGTGTCCTAACTGGGCCAAATCCTTCATCCCTGTGTGATAGCCGTAAATAACAGGCACCCCACAGGCCATAGCCTCCATCACCGGCAGGCTCTGACAGCTCTCACACCTCGAAGGGGCTAACATGACGTCCATCTCCCTCAAGATAGGAGGTAAGCAGTAATTCGGCACCACCCCCAGATCAATGACTTTAGCGGGGTCTATGCCGTTATCGTCTGCCCATCTCGAAATGTCTAATCCCTTCTCGTTAAGCCACAGGGGAGCGTCTGTGAGCCCTTTAAACCCGTTAGCCATGTCCGCATGAGGGCTCTGCCATAGGGTCACCAGACGCGCCTCCGGGTGCTTTTGGACGAAGCGCTTGAATGCAAGCAAAACCACATCTTGGGCCTTGCGGTACTCGACTTTCCCAGCAGAGTAGATGTAGAAAGCCTCCGGCAAAGCTCCTGACTTAGATCCGGGACAGAATAGGTTCGGGTCAATGCCCTCATGAATAACTTTGACCTCTCGCCCTGTGGCATTTTCGAGTATCTCCTTGTTCCACGATGAACCTGTTAACAAGTGGGTGTAGCGGGAGAGTTTATCAATGGCATCCCGGGTGTCTGGTTTCTCCACGATCACCCTTCCGACAAGAGTTTTAGGGCCTTCCTTCGAGCCCTGAAGGTCATTCCCCACAGGATCTATCCACACACAGTCGTCCGTGTACTCGTACTTCCTGGAAATGGCTTTGAGGACACTCCTGTAATGCAAGGCATCCATCCCCATGAAATGACCGTGTTCCAAGGGATATGGGGTGTGAACCTCATAGTCGGGATCATTGGCTAGTTGGGCAATGAGATTGCTTCCCACCACCCCCCAGCCTCCATAGGCGTGGACGCCCCAGTTAAGGATTAGTTGTTTCTTAGCCACGCAATCGCCTCATCCAACGATAAAACGACAGGTGTTTCAGTGTCCTCTAGAAACAGATCCTGATCGGCCTGATCCTTCCTTTTGCGCCTCTTACCTGTTTTCGTAGGCGTCTTACACTCCATCGTGCCGAGCCTGAAGGTCTGGTGAAGGTTTGACCAGTAGAGGAGCAATAGGTCACAGGGCCAGCCTATGATCCAGACCCTGACTCCCATCTTTCTCAGGCCATCTACGATGTCCTGCTGGCTGGAATCTACTTTACGGGCGTAAGCCATACTTCCCTTCGACCACAGGCAATGCACTTCAAGATGGTGCGTAGCCTCTTAACCTTGATCTTCACCTTTCCACCGCAGGGACAAATCATTCAGGCATTCTCCAACCCCTTTCCCTCTTGATCCTGATCATAGAGGTACTGAGGTCCCCTCCCCTGTCCGGGGTAATCCGTAGTTTCACAGCTCATAGCGACCGGGAAGGAATGTGGGACACCTGAACCCGGAATAACGGTTTGTGAGCGACTGGACCCGTTTCGGCCGACATACTCAGGCGGCTCTGGCCGCCACTGACCACGGGATTTTGAGAATTACACAACTTCATGTACGATCTACCCGTGTCTGTAGCAAGCACAACTTAAATCAGCTCCCCGCTGTACGTCAAGGGCTCCGAAAGGGGCTCTTTTCGTTTGCGCTTCATTGCCGCTAAACGCTCGTAGTGGGCTGCAGGCCGACGCTTACTCTTACCAGTGGCCTGACCGCCCTTGCTACCGATCCTCGCCATATAGTCCGACACGGCTTTAGGGGAGCGACTCACGGAGTGGGGTCCAATGCATCGTTAGCAATATCGCAGCATACTCCGCAGAAAGTCTTAGACTCTCCAATTCGGCGCAATGCTTCCCGAAATCTATCCGATTGATATTGAAGCAATTTGTAATCGTTAAATCTAACAAGTTCTCCCTCCGGATGGGGTCTCAAATATTCTTTGCCACCAGAGAACGCCGGCGAACCTGAATCGCCGCCCTCATATGAGAGGGTAAAACGCGGTATCCCCTTCTTCCGGATAATCTCCTCGACCTTCGCATCATGTTTTTGAGATAGCTCTAGCATCATAGCCGCTTCTGCCATCACGAGCTTAGCAGCACCGTCCAATGTACTATCCTGCCAGCCGCGCAACTGTGAGATGAGGTCTCTTAACGGTTTCATGTTAAAATATGAATCAGTTTAGAGGCACCACAACGAGAGCACTGCTTCCATGCGATGAGCACAATGATCCAGGGAGGGCCTGCATCATCTGTCCTAAAGCCGTGCTGGTATACCTGCCAGAGATGCTTGAACCAGCATCCCGGGTTCATTACTCGCTTCATGCCTCTAGAACCACGTCAGCCAGTTTTGCAGCGGTGGTGCAGCTATGAACTACAAAACTCTTACTCCATTTGTCCATTACTTCGGTCGTCTGGATACTCGCGAAGCCGTTTCGGATCTCCGTCACGGAGCCAATTACTTGCTTGTAGAAGCTGTCAGAAGCCATTTTCACTGCCTTAACCTTGCCGCCAACTTGGATATTCATGTCGATCTCCTTAACCAGTGATGTTAGTAGATCACAAGCCGCTTGAGATGTCAAGGCTCTTCGTAAGCCCTCCCACCTGCAAGCAATTCTCTACAAGTCGCATGAGAGAGAATTACTCGCTAGGTGGGGGGCATTCTTTGCGGCTGCAAGCATCAATAGCTGCCTGCCACACCAGATATCCTGCTCATAAGATTCAAGACATAGGTATCCATCGGCGTATTCACCGAGGAGCACTCCGTCTTGATAGAGCTTTGCCATTTCCGTAGTACGTGATCCGCTTCTCGATTCCGAGAGCTTTCAAAAGTTGTGGGGGTGGTTGCCTCTCGCCGTTCACCACGAGACTTAATACGCTCGCGGATACCTTCAGGTCCTTGCTCACGGCTGATTGCGTCTTAGCAAGTATCAGACCCTTGAGCACTTCCACCGGATTCACTTCTTCCATGTTCCCTATGATATATTTTCGTTTAAGCTATTGCAATCTATTTTCAGATGCGCTAAGGTATGTCAACTGGTTAAGGAGATAGACATGAGCAGAAAGATCGAGGTGACCCCGGAATTCCTACTGACGATGGAACAGGCTTCGGACTTCCTAAGCCGCCTCGCGGTTCACCTGGAGGCCTCTGACATGTTGGGTAAAGCAGGCGACTGCCTGATACAGGCTCGAAAAGTACGGTGCGCTCTCAATGAGGTTGATCCGCCAGGAAAGATCTCATGAGCCTCGCAGACCTCTACTCCGACGCCTACCTGCAGGGCTTGGCAGCACAATGCAAGCCTCAGGAGATCCCCACCGGCTATACGAAAGAGCAGTGGAGAGCGGTTCTGGACAAACTGAATCGTCGCCTGCCCGACAGAAATGACGGGGAGGAACGGCAGTATCCGCAGGAGAAGTCAGACGGGCCTTATGAGGCTCCCGAGCCGTGGGTGGAGATGTAAATGGGCTGCGATATCCACCCTTACGCAGAAGTCCGGGTCAATGGACGCTGGCAGAGGTCTTACATCAAGGTTCCTCGGGACCGCAACTACTGGGCCTTTGGCGTTCTCGCCAATGTGCGGAACGGCTATGGTGTTGCAGGCTCCTACACTGGAGAGCCTGTGACGCCCATCTCAGAGCCTCGCGGGTTGCCTGCCGATTGCGTGACTCGGGAAAACTTCATCGAAGATTACGAATCGCCAGACTACGTGAACCTTGGGGATCACTCATTTTCGTGGGTCACTCTTGCTGAGCTTTTGGCGCTGGATCTGGATACCCCAGTTACAGAGGGCGGAGTCATCAATACGGCGCAAAAAGCAGCCCTAGACACGCAAGGAATTTTACCAGATCGTTGGTGTTCCATGAAGTCGCCAATGACCAAGGACGATGTTCATGCGACGTGGAAACGTCCTCTGCGCGAGAGCGCTTGGCTGCTCTCTGAAATCATCGAAGCACTAAAGCCACTGGGAGCGCCTGACGATGTAAGAATCGTTTTCGGCTTTGATTCCTGATGGATGAGATCGACACCAAAGCCCACCGTCTCGCCCTGCTGCTAGAGATCAGGCGCGAGCAGAAACTCCAGCAAGACTCCAAGGGGAGAGAAAATGCACTTCGTACTCAGTTGGATTTCATCGACGAGCAACTCAATCTGGACGCTCTATACAAGCTGGCGCAATCGACGCGAAATCATGAAAAGCCGACGCTGGCGTAAAGCGAACAAGGTCTATCACCTTCCCACGCATAGGCAGTGGCCGAAGCCTTGGAGTCACCATTGAGAGATCCCGCTATAGATTACGACGATGACCAGCCCGACCCCCCAGAGGAGATCGACCCTCCCGACTGGCAACGGCTCCTCTCGGAGGACAGGGATTACGAGCGCTGGGTGGAGACGAGTTATGGACTACATCGCGAGGAACAGGGTGCCGAGCATGAAGGGTAAAGTCCAAGAGCTAGGCACCACCCAAAAAGGGTCTCCCAAGGTCAAGATTGACGGTGAGTGGCTCTATCCCGGTCGCTGTCCGATTCAGGGCATGAGCGTAGGGATGATGGTCGAATACTTCACCTCACCCTTCCAGGCTGGCAATAAGACCCTCTTAGGACTTGAGAGCTGGGCTCCAGCGAAGGAAGGGGTGACGCATACCCCTTCCCCTAGCGGGGCTGCTGCGGTTCAGGAGCGCGCAGCCCCCGAGTATACGGAGGCCGAGATGCGCTTTATCTCGAACTGCGTCGGCAGCGCCATTACAGCCGGAGCCTGCAAAGCACCGGCCGATATCGCTCAGTGGTTCAGGTCAGCTCGGGCTGCGGTGAAAGCGGACTACTTTGATGACGACTCGACGATCCCTTAGCGACGTAATCCCTGAGGAACGCGTGACTAGAGCTTTAACCTATCTGGCCGAGTCCGATGTATCTGTGGCTAACCTCAAGGCCGAGGTCTCGCGCAAGGAATATCTGGGGAAGGTCGCCAGAGCTAAAGCTTACCTTGGAGGGGAAGGCTCCGTCGAATCACGAAAAGCACAGGCGGAGCTCTCCCCGGGAGTCTCTCAGGCCGAGGAAGAACTCTCACAGGCGACAGCAGAATACGAGAAGTGCCGAGCCAAGCGGGCGACGGAGGAACTCATCGTGAGAATCTGGCAGACCGTTGAGGCAAGCCGCAGACAAGGAGTCCTGACATGAACGAACTGATGTATTCCTGTCCGAAGTATGAAGCCTGCAACGCTCCAGTCTGTCCGCTGTGGCCGGATTGGAGAAAACTCTCATTCCTGAAAGGAGACCGAACGTGCTTCTACCTGAGGGAGGTCGGTAAAGCTGGCGGGGAGCAACGCGTGAGAGCGCGCCTGCCTGAGAACCTAGCGACCCCTATAGTGGAGGTCTGCCGTGAGATAGTCACGCAGGCGCGTAACACCGGCAGGGGCTATTGCGAACATCAGCACGTACTCATGGAGTCGCATAAGAGCACCTCCAAACTCGCAGCAGGAGACAAGCTCTGTGCCAAATCTTCGCAGAGCCGCTAAAGGTCAGATCTGCATGGTTAGGTTGCCTTCAGTTTGTAACTTCAACCGGGAGACGACCGTTCTGGCCCATTACCGCTTAGCTGGCGTCTCAGGCATAGGCATGAAATCTCCCGACTGGATGGGGGCGTGGGCGTGCTCCGACTGCCACAGGGCCATAGATTCCGGAAGCTCTCTCTACAGCCGCGAGCAATTGAAGCTTGCTCATGCAGAAGGGATATTCAGGACTTTAGCTGCAATGCAGGAAGTGATTTTCAAATGATCCCATCGAATGAGCTAATCTGGGTCATAGCCTTCCTGAAAGAAGGTGACCTAATCGCTGTTCCCTCGGGAAATATGGCAGGTCTGTATCGCATTAAAAATGATGCTGTGCTCGGCGCTGCCGCCTTGGAGTACGAGGGGGTAGCGGCCATCACCGGCGCTAGTAACGTCGTGCGAAGAGTGAGCATTCCAGAGGCGCATCCGAATAAGTGTCCAATGTCTCAAAGCCCTCATCAGGGTGAAAGTTCCACCGTCCAAGTCGCGGAGCCTACGAGCGAACCGGTCGTCACAGAGCCGCAAGGCAACGCCGGTGAGAGCCCTGCACTTTCTGCACTAATTGACTGCCTGCGTTACCGCCCAGTCGCTACGACAGCCGCACAGATGCGCGAAGCGGCAGATCGCATGGAAATGATGCGCGCAGCGCTACTGCACATCGCAGAAGGCCGTGGAGCTTATAGCCGCGATCAACACGAGTTCGCCTGTAATGTGATCGAAGAGGCTAAGAGGACGGCTACGGCAGCACTTGAGGGGCGCTATGAATACAAAGACTGAAGCGCTTCCCTCAAAGGATCGTGGCTACGATGGGCTTATCCATTACGGGCCTATTACCTTTGACGTTAATAACTACGGAGCTTTGTGTGGTGTTTCAGCAGTACCCCACGATATTCCAAGAACACTGACAACACATATACCTTGGGTCAATTGCGAGCATTGTAAAAAGACGTTACCCACTCCCGAGACGGGAACGGGGAAGTAATGCTGAAGATACCCTTAGATCTGGAGTGCTACCGCCGCCCGCATTGGGCAGACCCCAAGGATATGGGCGACAGATTTAACGGCTGTTTCCAGATTCCGAAGCGGGCAATGGTAATCGTGGTGAGTTCGGGCGAAGGCTGGGAGCACGTATCGGTCAGCATCCGAGGCCGATGCCCAACTTGGGACGAAATGGAATGGGTGAAGCGCAAGCTGTGGGAGGACGCAGACACGGTGATGCAACTCCACGTTCCAGTGAGCGAGCACCGAAGTTTCCATCCCTATTGCCTGCACTTATGGAGACCGCTGAATGCAGAGATCCCACGCCCGCCAGGTATCTTTGTCGCGCCAAAAGTTGGCGAGCTATGCACGCTCTGAGCGAGGAATCGAGTACAATATGACGTGCCCCTCACACACGAAAGAGTCCATATTCTCAGGACTTCGCGCTGGTCCGACGCCTACTATGCAAGGCTGTGGGGAGTGCGCCCGACCACCGTTTCGTTCGCCCGCAGAGGGCTTTCGTGGCGCGACCATCCGACCCCACCGGACACCGCGCCGCGCGTCAGTGGCGGCCGGTACTGCGGGGTTAGGGCGTACTCGATTACCAGAAATCAGGAGGAGCTTTCGGCCATCACATAGGACTTATCCGGCTAAGGTAGTCCGAGCGTACGGCGTCCTTCATCCGCAATCCTTCGCGGACGTAGGAAAATCCCAACTACGTGGATGCCAGATGATGGCGAATGAAAAAAACCAGCACGGCCGGGGGCTGGCCTCCGAATGTCCCGGCCACTTCTATGAATCTGGACGCGCTAAAACAGGAAATGTTGCGCCCTGCTATCCAGCTTGCGCCTCTCATGGAGTTTCGCGGCCAAAAGAATCCAGCGCGCATTCATGCGCTTTGGAATTGGTCCTACGCAGCCTATCTCAACGAATGCGAGGATATAGGCGCGATAACGAAGCTCTATAGGGAAGGCGGAGAACTGCCGCACTTCTGCGGACTACACGCAAAATATCTTGATTACCTCTCAGTGAGGAGTTTTTTTAGTCGAGTCGTGTTGTCTCCCAAGGTCAAAGCGTTGGTGCCAGACTTTGGCGATTACATCGCTTCGATACTGCCCTATGTTTTCCAGCTCACACGGGTAGCCAATCGTGAACATCAACCAAAGAAATTGCGAGTCTGGAAGAATCAAGCTAAACCGGATGAAATCCGATAC